CGCAGGGCCAGATGAGTTTAAATATGACACAAGCATTGACACTTTTACTGCTTACAAACGTTATATATCGAGCAAACCTTGGGCTGCATCTAATTATCTTCGTGACCCATCCAGAAAACCAGATTGGTTATGACTAAGTTAATTGAAAAGGATGACCCACGTTACTTCTCACAGACAAGTAACAAATACTATGACAGGCATCACTATAAAATAGTTTACAAAGACCGTTCTATTGTGGTAGAATCATGGGATGAGGTTCAAGAGTGGTGGTGGAATAATTGCCATCAACCATTATTTGATGCCGTTGTACACGTTATTGACAAACCAAAGACTAAGAAAAAGTCCAAAGGATTTTAATTATGAAAACAAAAGAAGAACTTGCGATAGAGTATTGTGAATACACTGTCAGTAAGATGGATGACGAAACCGTAAGGAAGATTGCTGTTATCAATCTCCTCGCTAACATAGACCAAGAAACAGATATCGCAACTTGGGAAGACTATGTGGCACAGATGAAAGGTTTACATAACGCCGAAGCTCTGTTAGAGTTAATAAGGCCATCCATGTTGCTGAGGGAAAATAATGACGGATGAATTTATTTGGGTAGAAAAATATCGTCCTAAAACTATTGATGAATGTATCCTTCCAGAAGGAATCAAAAAAACATTTAGAGAGTTTCTAAATGAAGGATCTATTCCTAATCTTTTGTTGTCAGGTCCACCAGGCATAGGTAAGACCACAGTAGCAAAGGCATTGTGTCATCAACTTGGAGCAGATTATTATGTAATTAATGGATCTGATGAAGGTAGATTTTTAGACACAGTTAGAAATCAAGCAAAGAATTTTGCTTCTACTGTTTCTCTTATGGATGGTAGTAGTCATAAAGTTATTATTATTGATGAGGCAGATAATACAACTCATGATGTACAACTTTTATTGAGAGCCAACATAGAGGCGTTCTATAAAAATTGTAGATTTATCTTTACTTGTAATTACAAGAATAGGATTATAGAACCTCTACATTCTAGATGTTCTGTAATAGATTTTTCTATCTTATCAGATCAGAAAGATGAGATCATGGCCACTTTCTTTCAGAGAGTTTTGAACATACTCAATGAAGAGAAAGTAGAATTTGATAAGAAGGTGATTGCACAACTTATTAAGAAGCACTTTCCTGATTGGAGGAGAGTTCTTAATGAGTTACAACGTCATTCAGTTGGCGGCAATATTGACTCATCTATTCTTGTTAACTTCTCGCAAGTAAACATTGATGATCTTCTTAGGAACTTAAAACAAAAAAACTTTGAAAATGTTCGTAAGTGGACTGTCAATAATTTAGATCAAGATGCACAAGTTTTGATGCGTCGTATATACGATGCTCTTTATGATAACTTTGACAACTTATCTAAAGCAGCCGCTGTTCCGATTGTTGCTAAGTATCAGTATCAATCAACATACGTTGCAGATCAGGAGATAAATCTCTTGGCATTTTTAACTGAAATTATGGTGGAGTGTGAATTCAAATGACCAAATCAACTTTTGCTAAAACTAAAGCACAAATAAAATCCTCTAGATACTATCTGTTCTGGGGTGCGGCAACTATTGCTGTTGTTATCGGACAAATCTATATCGGTAACGGATACCGTAGAATGGCAGACACGGGCGATGCTATATCTGCGGATATTAATTTACTCATAGAGGTTCTTACAGCACCTAAACCCAGAACTATGCCTGTTCCAGGCCCAAGGTATCAAACTGAACCTGAGTATGGTATGCCAATAATCCAATGATTCTAAGTCCTGACAAAGCATCTATATTTGCAGATGAGTTTATAGATTACTTCTCAAATACAGGTAGGATTGATGAATATCTTGTTAAAGTAAAATTAGATAGATTATCTAAACTACCTTCGGCATTGCCTGGCATGGGACCTGAAGAAGATCTATTTACTAACTTTGACATGCACCCTAGTGACATGAAGATCAAAGTAAAACCTATACAAGGTAAGGCTTTGAGTGACATGTATAGTAGTAGGTTGCAGATAACCATGTCACATGTATTTGAGGATTCAATTCCAGGCAAATCTATGAAGTGGATGGTCTTTGAGGAGAATACAGATAAGATCATTGGATTCATAAGGTTCGGTTCTCCCACCATAAATTCCAAACCTAGAAATGATTGGTTGGGAACCGTACCTGATCTAGGTAGGTTCAATCGCCATGCGATTATGGGATTCATTATTGTTCCTACTCAACCTTTCGGTTTCAACTATCTCGGTGGTAAACTTCTGGCTATGTTATGTTGTTCTCATGAGGCAAGAGAACAATTAAATGCAAAGTATGATGCAGATATCTGTTTGTTTGAGACCACATCTTTATATGGTTCTACTAAGTCTTCATCACAGTATGATGGACTCAAACCATATATGAGATACAAAGGCCTAACTGACAGTGACTTCACTCCTCTACTGCATGATGAGGTATTTCAAAGACTTAATACTGAGTTCACCAGACTAAACAATGATAAATGTATAGTCAAGGAGGATGCTTCTAGTAGAAAATTAAAGATACAATCCAAGATGATTTCCTTGATAAAGAAACACTTGGATGATGCAGATAAACTTACAAAGTTTAATGATGCTATCCTATCTGCAAAGAATCTTACACAACAAAAAAGATTCTATATGTCTACTTACGGTTTTAAGAACTCTAGAGAAGTTATACTTGGAGAACAAGACACCTTAGTCAAGGCAGATAACTATGACAGGTTTTCTATAGATCAAATTGTTTCATGGTGGAGAAAGAAAGCTTCTCGTAGATATGAGAATCTTATAGATGAAGGTAGATTAAGAACAGAGCAAGAAATATTCGAGAAAGATACCTTACCAAAATTTGATATTATACGATGATTGAATTGAAAGATTGGTTGAACTCTATCAACCAAACGAAGGAGGATCTCACTCTGGAAGATCCCCAAGCGATTAAAAAATACCCACCTTTTATCATTAACAAGTGCCTATCTGCACACTATGATTGCATCATGTTTGTTAATGAGATGAACATAAACCACCACCTAGACAAGGATCTTCAATATCAATTTTATCTAAATAGTCTTAGGAGAAAGAAAAGATACTCTCCTTGGCTCAGAAAAGATAAGGTTAAAAACCTTGATGTTGTTAAGAAGTACTATGGTTATAGTAACGAGAAAGCAATCCAAGCGTTAAGAGTCTTAACTAAAGAGCAGTTGAATTACATTAAAAAACGGATTGACGTTGGAGGTACAGCATGAGTGGGTTTACAGAACCTGAGATTGCTTGGTCACAGGACCAGATGATTGAAGTAACATTGAATGAACCAGATGATTTCTTGAAAGTGAGAGAGACGCTGACTCGTATCGGTGTGGCTTCAAGAAAAGAAAAAAAGATTTATCAATCGTGCCACATACTGCACAAACAAGGAAGATATTATATCGTACACTTCAAAGAATTATTTGCACTAGATGGAAAGTCTGCTAACCTTTCTATCAATGATGTTCAACGCCGTAACAGAATTATCACTCTTCTATCAGATTGGGGATTGATTACTATTCTTAGACCAGAACAAATTATAGATGTTGCTCCTCTAAATCAAATCAAAGTCTTGTCATATAAAGACAAAGGTGACTGGACTCTTGAGACAAAATACAATATAGGTAAGAAGAAAAAGGTAGTACAATCGTCACAAAGTACGTTCGTAAAGGCAGACTGACGGTTATCACTATGATCTCTGAGGGTTTACACAACCCTCTTTTTTTATGCTTGTTGTATAATTAGTAGTGTACGCCAATAGGGTACAAATTCAAACTCGCTTATTAAGGAGACAACATGACTAACATTCAAAGATATCATACTCAAGATCTGGGCACATTAGTTGACAAGATCATGAAGAACAGCGTTGGTATGGACGATTACTTCAATCAGTTCTTCGATTTTGATGCTACAACAAATTACCCACCATACAATCTTATCCAATTAAACAATGTAGATTCTAGACTAGAGATTGCACTCGC